GAAGTTGCGGCATTACGAAAACACACATGGCCCTACGTCCAAGCCCAAAAGGAACACAACCAGTTAGACGACATCGAGGCTAAGAGGGACTTTGTCAAAAGTCTCGATGACGATACAATCAGGGAATTAATAAATCTAAAGGCAAAGTTTTCTGGGAGTTCTGGATTCCAAAAGAGAGAATACGATTCCCTTAAGAACCATTTTTGTTAGAAAAAATCATCTGTTCGGTACATCTTAACCTCAAATGAACCAGTCTTTCCAGTCACCGAGACTGATTCATTTCCATAGAGCTCCTGGCACCCAATGTCGTCCACACAATCACGACCATCTATGCTCACAGGGATGGGGTACAAATTTTCACCCCCTGTAGTTGTGTAATAGTGGTACCTATCACGGCGACCACGGACCTCCTTACCGTATAGAGGGAGGGTTTCCTCACCTCCCCCGACGAGGAGACCCATCTGTTGCATACGACCAGGTTTGTATGTCTTAATTGGTGGTCCTCTAAACTCTGGCTCGCGTTCCTGTTGAAATCGTCTCTGGGGGCGTGGTGGAACTGGTGGAACCTCGACGGGAACCTCAACGGGAACCTCAACTTCAACTGTTCGAGGATACATCCACATGTAACCCACGACGATGACGAGCAAAATCAATGAAACCCACATTGTTTGAATCTTAGTCTTATTCTTCATATACTATAGATGAGATCTTTATTTTCTACACTATGAAAAAGTTCTAGTTACGATCAGTCGTACATAAACAAAGCTTCCTCTGGGTCCCAGTAATCGCGCTCGCGTATAGGGGCCTCAAGTTGCCTTAACCTGACCTCGACCTCCCTACAAAGCACCTCCCATCTGTCCATCTTGCCCCACACCTCCGCGAGCTTTGACCTAGCGTCGACTATGTACTCGTTCCATTTCCTCTTACACTCTTCCTTGTACTCATCATAAATCTTCTTCTCAAAGGTGGGAAGCTCTTGGAGTGTTTTGAGTGAAAGTTCGTCATAGTAGACGATTCCACGTTGAGCACGGATAATCTCCACCTCGGTTCCAATTTCCAACACAATTGTCCGAAGTCCATGTTCCACCAGGTTTTTCCAAGACCAGGACTTGGAGTCGGTCGCGGTAGTAGATATATGACCAATGAGTTCCCCTGCATCACCACCGGGAGCCCGATGGGTGTTCTTCTCACACCAAGCTTTGATAGCCCGACTCTTTCGAGACGCGGTCATACGTTTGATGGGGGTCCATATACTATTCGCTCGCTTTTCCCACTTCACAAGAACCTTGTTCTCATCGTGCATCTTATTCACGTAATTCCGAAGCTGGTCTTTGAGACGTCCGATCTCGATGGCCCTAGCGTATTGTCGTTCTTCTATGGCTTCCCGCGTCATACCAGATCGGTCCGGTGGAGCCTCATAGTCACTGTCACTGTCATCGTCATCACTCTCAGCGTCGGTGTCAGTATCGTAGAACGGATCTTCCCACAACGGTCTATCACCGGTGAGTCGATCGTTAATGCGTTTCATTTTATCAGCCATCTCCAGATAGATGCCATCAGGGATCTTACTGGAGATTTCATCGAGACATGACATAAGACTTTGAAGATCTTCCATTTTGAAATATTAAAATTACAAATTTTAGCATCTACTTAGGTTTATTTAAAGAAAATCTTTGACATAAAGACATGAAGGTTCTAGCTATAGATATAGGATTTCACAATATGGGTCTCGTCCTCGCCGAGTGTGGAAATGGCCCGGTTATAGAAGTTGAATTCATGAAAAAGGTAAGTTTAGAAGACTACAAATACATTTACAGTAATGACTTTGTTGACTTGGTTCCTTTATTTGTAGATGACCACAAAGATGTGTTCGACAAGGCTGAGAGGATCCTCATAGAGAGGCAGCCACCCCAAGGCTTTACGAATATCGAAATTCTACTACACTATATGTTCAAAGATAAGGTTCTATTGATTTCACCCGTAACTTTACATGCACATTTTGGAATGAGGCATCTAAACTACGAGGAGCGGAAAGAGCGGGTTCTTGTCAAGATGGGGAAGTATGTAGATTTAGATACGATTCCATACGAGAGAAAACATGACATAGCTGATGCATATTGTATGCTTTTATACTACAACTTTAAAATCAGTGTCCATTTTTTCGATAGGTTTAGATTTACTCGTTGCGCAAAATAGTAAGCGCATTCGCGGTGTATTCAAACATCTTGAACATTTCAGCGATGTTCTTTTTATCAATCGCAGAACGAAGTTTCTCTATGTTGAAATCAAACGACTCGCGTTCTTTTTGAAGTTCCTCTTCCAATTCTTTCCTCTTATTTTGAAGCATTTCAATTTTTTGCTCAATCTCATTGAGTGTTTTCTCTAATGACTTATCGAGGTCTTCAATTTCCTTTTGATATTGTTGCCTCTGCGCTGTCAAAATTTCTTTTTTAATAGAAGAAGATGTGTTTTCAAGTTTATTGTTGATACGATCAATCTTATCTTCACAATAATCTAAGTTTGAAATATAAGACTGTTTATAAAAATCTTTGATATTATCGAGGCGATAAATTTCGTTTGAAAGTTTCGTGTCCATATATACTCTACTTTAGTTTCTTAACTTTAAATACTTTGGTGACGTCTTTTATAAACATATCAAAGTGTCCAAGGCGATACTGAACAAATGTCCAAAGTAGGAAAAATAACGTCTTTGTTAATTTATTAACTTCGTTGTCATCCATCTTGTAGATTGGACCAACGACACGACCCATGAACGTTTCGTTCTTCTCTCGACCAGTCATGTACATTTCAGCTTGTGTGAGAGCACATGTATCGTCATTTACCGACCAATGATAAAATATGAAGGGTATGACCATCGAATAAAATTCCAGATGTCTGCGATCATTTGTGAATGGAATTATAAGAATCCACAAAAGAAAAATAAGATGAATCAGGAAAATTATATTCATCTATTATATAATGACGGAAGAAAAAAAGATTTCCCGTGAAGAAATGCGTCTGTCATGGACAGATGGTCATGAAAATATTCTCAAACAGTGGGGTGAAGCCTCTGCGTGCTACAGGTATATGCACCACCGTGCGTTTTTTATATACAGGCGTTCCAGTATTCGTTTTACCTTACCAGTTATTATACTTTCTACTATAACTGGGACCGCAAACTTCGCCCAAGGTACATTCCCAGAAAATGTACAGTCGTTTGCTCCCTCAATAATTGGTGGTTTAAACCTGACTGCTGGTCTCATAGCGACCATATCCCAGTTTCTCAAAATTAACGAACTCATGGAAAATCACAGAACAGCTGCTTTGGCTTTTGGTATGCTCTCGAGGAACATCCGTCTCATGTTGGCCCTAGACAGGGGAGAGCGTAGTAAAGAGGGTTTAGATTTCGTCGGTGAATGTAAAACTGAATATGATCGCCTATTGGAACAGTCACCCTCGATACCCAAATCTGTATTGAGGCAGTTTGAGGATGAGTATCCACTTGACAACGTGTTCACCAAACCAGAAATTCTAAACGTGCGTTCAATTCCACTACTCACTTTACCGAGGACGATAGATCCAATTGAGGCGATGACTGCCGGGACCCCCCTCGAGAAGTTAGGTAAATTTCTTTCAAAGAAGGATGAACCACCACCCGCTGGTTTCTTCGGACCCTCCCTAGATGAAGAGGAAGAGGAAGNGGAGGAGGATGAAGATTCTACACCTGATGAGACGGAAGAAGAGACAGACGTCGAGCAAGGTAGATCAGAATAAGAATCATTAACAAATTGGTAAGCATACTACATGCAACGTATGGTACAATTTTCCTTTTTAAAGGTTCTACGATACGTTTATGTAGTGCGTCATTTTCGAGCACCAAATCTATGGCCTGATTAGTAAGATCATCGATGGATTCTTTCATTAAAATAGTCGACCAAAAAAAAGATCCCCCAGTGACGACAATTCACATAAAACAAATTGATCTCGTTCGTAGGTACATCAACGAGGGAAAAAATGTATTCATATGTGGAGCTGCTGGTGTTGGGAAATCCTACATTCTCAAAAGTGTTCTTCAAGATACGAAACATGTAGAGTTACAAAGTGATCACCTAAAGAGTAAATCCCCATTTATGGCGTTCATAAAAAATTCCACAAAGCACGTCTTCATCGAAGACTACGACCCGATATTTAAACCAGTAATACAATCTGTATCGGATGGTAACCCCCTGTCCCGTGGATCTCTAATCGTGACGAGTACAAATATGTGTATGTATCCAAACTTTACGACAGTTTTCATCCAGAGACATAAACCTGATGTTCTATTGAAACTTACTGATAAGACCGGACTAGAGGCACGAAATGCAGCCATCCGTGCAAATGGGAATATCGAAATATTTTTCAAATATTTAGATGGATACGATGAGATGGATGATTTTCAGACACCAAAAGAATTTATAGCTGAGATTCTATCGGAAACTGGACCACTTGAAATATATGACAGTGTTTCCGAACATGGACATTTATGGGACATTTTTCAAGAAAATTATTTAGATTCAAAGGGTGTTGATATACTAAAAGCATCTGAGTCCTTTTCCGACGCGGATCGTTATGATGGAATAATGTATTCACATGGTGATTGGAATCTTATGCCATACTTTATACTGCATTCTCTGACTATACCAAAATCGGCTCTCGGTGTTCCACTTAGGAAGGACCAAATCCGTCCCGGACGTTGTTGGACAAAATTTAGAAACTTCAAGATGCGGCAGCACAAGGTTGAAGATATCAAAAAAAAATCAAGGTTGGGGTTGGGGGTAGAGGAACTTTGCCTATTAAAGAGGTATGCTGAAATTGGTGAATTAGAACCCCTGGTTAGCTATAATATCACTCCACAGGATTTTGATATAATCAATCACCTTGCCGTGGGAAATGGCTTAAAATCAAGAGACGTGACAAGAGTAAAGAAAGCTTTGAAGAATGCCTACGGATGATGAAAAAGAAACTACCGACACCGAATGTATCCGAGTTGTGGGCAACGAGATTCTCTTTTATGGTGACATTGATCGAGAAAATGCTTTAGAATTTGTCGAACAGTTTAAGCAACTTGAGATTGATCTTTTGAAAAAACAGGCTGAACTTGTTGGGTATGAACCACAGATTCGTATTCACATCATGAGTGATGGTGGTGATGTATTCTCTGGTTTGAACATGATGAATGTTCTGGAACGTTCCCGAATTAAGGTTGTGACCATTGCACAGGGTTCGTGTTGTAGTGCGGCAACCTTTGTTTTTTTGGGTGGTTCAGAGCGTCGCATGGGTAAAAATGCATACCTTCTGATTCATCAGATTTCTACGGAATTTTGGGGTAACTTTCAAGAATTGAGAAATGAAATGAAGACGACGAATAAGATGATGAAGATGCTCAAGAAAATGTATCTCAGTAAGACTGAAATCCCCGAGAGGAAGTTTAAACGTCTCATGAAAAAGGACATCTATCTCACACCTGAAAAATGTATCAAGTATAAAATCGCTCACGTCGTTGACTAATAGTGACAGATCTATTGTATAGACCGAGTACAACTATAATTATAAAAACAATACACAAGGTATTTAGATTCATCTGTACTGATGTAACTTCTGGTGGCCTAAGTCGTTCCATTCTAGCGTAATCTACAACTGGAATTCCAGACATCTATTTAAAGTTGAGAATTTTATTATTCACATAATGGAACGACTTATCAGAAAAGACAAAAATGGTCGTGAGAGATTCACCGACATCCACGTCGAGGACTTGGGAGATGGAACCGCTGATATTGTGAAGAGCACTGGTGTGGTCGGAACTGATAAGGCTGCATTTTCCAGAACCAATGTTAAGACTGGTTATGAAAAGGCGTGCGCTCGCGCCCAAACAATGTGGAACAATGAACA